ACAGGTGTGTATTCGTCTTCGTATATGCGATCTATTTCTGTTTGGATAGAGATAGCATCAGTGGGAGTTAGAGTTGTATAATTAGAGAGTAATTTAGTGACTTCTCGTTGTATATTACCCAATGATGTATCAAATGATCTTAGGTATGACTGATATAATTCTTCGACTTTCTCTTCATATGTCATACAAGTCCTTCATCGCTGAATATAGCCTCATCATCAATTTCTGTATAGATTTGGTCTAAATCTTCTTCATCGGATACTAATACAGCAATCTTCTTCATAATCGTTTTGTTAAATGTAGTACTATTGATACCAGATGCTTTGGCTTGTTGTAAGAATGTAAGATCATTATATTTGTCTCTTGTATTAAATGAATTTGGATATTCAATCGTGCCATCCCATTTAATATTTTGCATGTTTGCTAATATTTTGAACACTTGTTCTTCTGCCAATTCTAAATTGTCTGCTTTTTCTGCCAATCTTGCATTGAGTAACCTGAATTCGGTCTCCATTGCAACCCCTGACATTGTTTTGCTTTCAATTGCACGAACAGCACCTACATTAGCCATTCGATTGATTGATTCAACCTTATCAACAATAGCAGCACGAATGCTATCTAATGACTGTGAGGTTGGTTGTAAGAGGTATGGAGTTAACCCAGGGTCTAAGTCCTCTGGCATCTCAACAATGCCACCAGCACCTGTTCCTACTCGTGTATCGGCTGTCTTTGCTAATGATGGATGGGAACTTAATCTTATGATTTGTTCAATCTCACTATTCTCATCAAATATTGATCGTTGCATATCAGCAATATCAGCAATATCACTTATACCAGTCCCAGGGGTTAATCCTCGTTGGGCATATAAAGGTACAGCAGTAATCTTATTATATGGATTTGGAACTGAATCTGTCGTTATTGAATCACCGATTGCGATTACTGTATCTGTTCTATCTTTATAATAAATCTTATATTCTTTTTTATCCGATGTATTAGACACAAGGACTTTAAGCATTGATAGTTCATAAGCACCATTATCTAGTCTATCATATGTCCAATCGGTCACATTCGGTGGTGTAATGACTGATACATAAGGTCTTATTCCGTTATCAATTTCATCTTGTCGTGTAGTCATTTCCACATTGGGTCTATCAACTACAATCCATGTATGTCCATAAACAGATGCTAATATACTCGCTTGTTTAATGAACTGATTCCAATTTCTACCCTCTCTATCAGCATCTTCAAGGAAATCTGGTAGTATTGGGTCATTCTCTAATGATTCAAACACCCTTACTGGTAGTTCTGTATAGATAAATGAAGAATATATTTGAACAATAGATGCACAATGATTATCTAATGGGGTTTGGTTAACTCGTTTTCTATAATCTGCATCATTCTCAAACTTATACCTAGTTAGATATGCTTGTTTTTTATATGCATCACCACCTTGAAATGAGTTCATATAGAACTGCCAATTAGGTAATTGTGCTTTATATTGTGTGTTTAGTTCTTCTAGTTGTTGATTGTTATACATATCATTTCCTTAAATTATATTTATTAAAAAGTTCCCATACCAAAGGTCTCTGATTCATCAAATTCCCCCTTATCTCTTCTGATTGGGAACAAATACTCACATAGATAACCGAAGTTATCACTGTAATGGTCATATCCACTTGTTTTATCAGGTATTTGCGTATCAGGCTTATATTCGTGTTTGATTAATGAGTTTATTAATTCCTTGCACTTCGGATCAATTTTAACCTTACCTGAATGGAATGCTGAGTTGACTGCATTGTTCCTATCTTTCACTTCTGGGTGTCGTCTATGGTACTTTGTTCTAAATCCTGCTTGTTCTAGTATTTTAATATCTGTTTGTCCATTGGCAGAAGTTTTTCTTTGTACACCAGCAGGATCGGGATATACAATAATCTTGTTATCTGGGTATCTATTTTTAATTTCTACTGCCATTTCATTTGTATTACTACCATACATTGTAATTTCATCTATGATATGCAGACCAGTGCTATTTTTAATACCGACTGATGCTGTCATTGGGGATATATTAAAATCCATTCCTATATGTAGGTTTTTAATCCTTCCAAGTGCACCCTTATATGGCACAACATGTGTCTTAGGATCAAATGTGTAGTATATTGATCCTGCATATGTCTCAAATGATGCAAGGTATTCTTGCCTGAATGTTCTCTCATCTAAGTCGTGTTCTGCTTGTTCTATTTCTGCTACTGGTACTCTGCCACCATCTAATGTGGTGTATTGCCAACTCTGCCACCCCTGCAGTCGTTGTTGTCCTTTCTGGTACATATCATATGACCAATTACCTTTGCCAGCAGGGGTGGATATGAACAATGCACTACCTCCTGTATCAGATAAGGTTGGTCTTAGTACTTCTGTCCATGTATCAGAGTGAATGTATGCAAACTCATCTAATACTACATGATCCAACCCAACCCCTCGAAGTGAATCAGGGTTATTAGCCCCTTTAAGTGCTATAGTACTTCCGTTTACTAATATTGCTGTTAGTTCAGTTTCATTGGTATCTGCTAACCAGTTTAATTTTCTTAATTTAGCCTTTAATGGTTTCCACATTACCTGTTTTGATTGTCTATAAGTAGGACTTACATAAAACAACTGTTTATCAGGGAATCGTGCCACTTTCCCTAGTTCTCGCATTGCCAAATAAGTTTTACCTGCACGACGACCTGCCATCACCACTTTAAATCGTTCTTCGGCATCGGTAACTGTTTGTTGCCATTGACTAAGCATCAGTCATCCTTTGTGTTTAGTAGGTCTTGTGCTAGTTTAAGTATCACCCCGAATATAAGTCCGACAACTAATGCAATGATGCATTCAGATGGCATGTTGATCCAACCACATCTTCACCCCAGATACAGTGTAACCGATATATTGGTTATCATCTGTATATACTGATGGTGTATATAGAATTGGTTCTTTTGTTTTACGATAGAATTCATCACTATCTTCTAACCAATAACGGATATTCAACCGTTGTAGATCGCTTTCTAAACGAATCATATTTGCTGAACCTATGTTACCTACTATTTTCATTATTCATCGTCCCATGGAAGTGGTTGTTTAGCATCATCATTCTTAACGCCATTATCTGATTGGTCTAAATAATTCTTACCTAGCCATATAAGAAGTGTTTTATCCCCTGCTAATGCCATTGATACTTGTTTTTGTCTGATTCGTTGTTTAACCTTTGTTTGGGTTTGAATAACTGTTTGGGTGAAATGCTTACGAATTACCGCTTCTGATACACCAAAGTATTTTGCCATATCAGTCATAGGACAAAAGTACTTCGCAAACATTTCAATTTCTTTATATGATATAACTACCCCTTCCTTGTCTGCCTTTTTAGAGTTGTATTTCTTGATGAACAACCCTCTTTTGGTTACAGTGTAGTCTTCTTCTTTTAATGTAGCAGATGTCATGCTGATCTGTCCCTTATAAATATTCTAAAATACCTTTCTTCTGTAAGGTTATTCGTAGTTGTGATGGTATTAGTAATACGATAATGATTTCCTACTGTACCGCCTGATAACCATACAGTAGTTGTGTTACTGGTTGTGTCTGCCGTGTGGGTTGAAGAGGTAATTGGTGTATTATCATTCTCAATACTTTCAATTTCCCAACTACTTGTGTTCAAGCCATCACTAGAACCAAACCAATCATTCCAATCAAGGGTGTAATCTAATAATGCGTCTGGGTCTTTTTCTATATAAGAACCTATTCTATCTTTTGTAAATCCTGTTGTCATGCTGCTATTCTCACTTGTTCTGTAGTTGTTTTTAGTACTCTACTTTCCGCACTAATTGTTATTAACCTATCCTCTTCCGCTAATGTGAACTTTCTACTTTCACTATTAATTAGTAGATATCGGGTAAAATCTATACCGGTTAATCTAGATATTATATCTATATCAAACGATGCTTCCACTCCCATTGAGGCCATTATCACCCTCATACCCATGATGCTGCTACCAAACGAACTATCACACCCTATCGTGGTGCTTCTCGTGCAATGTCCAACACTGGACTCGGAGAAGGTCGAAGTCATACCGACTTCACCTAATAACAGCACCCCTGCTTCCATCTCTCCACCTGACACCACAGCAATATCCATATTAGCATTTTGCTGTACTTCACTAGTTATTTCTGCTGTGAGTGTGCCAGTTATTTGTATCTCGCCTACAAATAACCCTGTTATATGCCCCTCAAATAATAAGGCAGATGATATATCTAGTACTGCATTAACATAATTGGTTGATTGGGTTGATTGGGCAAAGGTGGAATCAATAAC